CATATTGATTTATTGACACAATGATGTCATCGTGCAAGAGATTAATCAAAAGAGACTGAGAATCCTGAGGTTCATTTCTATCAAAAATGTGAATAGTGTACTTTTTAAATCTATATAAAAATTTATTAAAAGTATCAATATCTACATTATTTTCTCTTATAACTGGTAAAAATTTATCAGAAATATCGTCAATGAGAACAACTTTATTACCAACTGATTCAATATAATTTTGGATTCTTTTATTATTAAAGTAGATTTCATTTGAACTTGTTACACCATCAATATCAAAATAATTTTCCGTGACCAAATCAAAGTCATAGACACAATTCACATCTAAAACATTTTGAATATCATTGATAACCTCAACTGTTCCAAGACCTTGTTCCGTGTTGAAACCAACATTATCGTGAGTCGTGTTGATTAAAAGATTTCCAAATTTTTTAAAACCAGCAGTGTGATTTAATGAATCAACGGTATCAGTCCAATCCACATATTGTTCTTCGGATCTTAAATCATATGAAAAATATTGATAATAATCACTATCATGCAGTCTTTGAAGAGAATCATTTAAGAACCCTACATTGCTATTCCAGCCTTTTTGTACGACTGAACTTGGTTCAATATCAATATATGCTTCCGGTAAATATGCATAAGTAACCTCGGAATAGTTCTTGCTTGTTACTCCAAAAATTATATCATCAGTATTGATCTTATCTACTGAAATTACCTTGAGAATAGAATTATCAACATCCCAATTAATAACTTCACCAATCTTATTAGAAAGAGTTCTAAATTTTTCACCCCGAAGATAAATATTGGTTTTTAGTTTAATATCGAAAGAGGGTAGATATTTCTGAGGAATAGCGAAACCACTAGTATAGAAATCATCTACTGTTCCTGGATTTATTTGATCTAGGGCGAATGTAAAATTAGCCAGGCCACCAATATTAGCATTTCCGGAAAGAATTTCAAAATATTGATACCCATAATTACTTGAATTATAGCCAGAACCACTAATGGCAGAAACTCCTTCAATATAAACAAATTCGCCAGTAGAAAATGGAAATTCATCAACACTATTAAAAGGATTTTTTAATTGAACCGTTACAATTTTTGTTCCGGAGTTAAAAGTGATTGCGGAAATTTCAAACCCATTATCATTATTTACTGGAATTATTTCAGCACCATTATCTGTAATTTTATTTGTATTTTGAATTATTTTAACCAGATTTGAATCTAGATCATAATCTAACTCCGCAGTATGAGGGATTCTCGTTGTTTTATCAATCAGAATTAAATCTGGAGCAAATGAATATCCAAATCCTCTTTCAGTTACTGTAACTGACTCCAACTGGAACAATCTCGCAATTCTTAAAATTTGAGGAAGATTTGCCTTTGGTCTAATTGTATAATCAACAGTATAATCAAAACCAATATCTAACTTCTTAGTATTTTCAATTTGGCCAATATCGCTAGAAATTGGATTTATTACAGCATCAGTTCCAGATTGTGTTTCAATTTTATCTATTACTGGCAGGGTATTTGAATATTCTATATTAGTTACTTTAATATTGTGAATAGGTCCAATAGCAGTCTTAGAATTTGTTGTGTAAGTTATTGAATTTTGATAAGAATTTGCCTCTGGATAATCAAAAAGTTCATAAGAGAAAGTGGTGGAGCCAACTGAAATGATTTCATGTGGCCCAGAATATTTGCTATCTATTTTTTGTAAACCAAAGGCCTCAATTTGCTCTAAGTCAAAAGATATTTCTCTTTTAATGACCGGGGCTTCCGAAGTTGGGATGATAGCATAATATAAATTATCTTTAATATTTTCAGTGGTTAATTTATATTTTGCGGTACTATCAATTCCAACTATTCCTTCTTGAGCCAGATTATATGTAAAGTACTCATTAATCAGGTCTTTATCTTCATATAACCTTAATGTAAATGCCGGAAAGATTTCCCCAGAAATTGTATAAGAAAGTGAGGAATCAGAAACATCAAAAATAATATTTTGATTTTTAATAATTTCTATTTTTGGATTTATTGAATAGAAGAAACCCGAACCGGAAGAAGTCAGATTAATTTCTTCTAGTGGGGGTGTCACCGCATCATAATAGGAATTGGCCAGTTTAAACTGATTTTTAGTGATGGGAATGACATAATACATTCCCTGGCCTGTTAATCCACCAATAGGAGAGGTTTCATTATAAATTACTTTTTCGCCAAGTCTAAATTTATGATTATTTGATGTAATAACATTAGTTAAAACATCAATAGAATCTATGAATCTTTTATTGACACAGAATCTTCGATTATGATCATTATAAAAAATACTGTAACTTGTGGTAATTCCACTTACAACATTAACATTTACTTGGTCAAGAAGACTTAAACCGTGATTGGAATTTGTGATTACATTTACTTTATTATTTGAAATATTTGCAATAAAATTACCCTCAAAATTTGTTTTGAAACTATGATTATCACTGGTTCCTATTGAAACAAAACTTAATTCATTTCCTGATTGTCTTGTGGTGGAAATTGAAATGAGATCGTTGTTAATTTTGTTTACAAATAGTTCCTGATTTTCTAGGAGGGTAGTCGTCCCAATTCCACTAAATGAAACTTGAATTGGACTGCCACCGTTACTGGAATAGAATAGAGAATTTCCAGAAACTAGTTGGTGATTTTCTAGTAGTATAGTCTTATTAGGAATAGTGAGGAATGTAACACCAAGACCAGGATTTGAGAAAAATACAGTAGAAATACCTACTGTTCCAATTCCTAAAGATTCTACTGGATTAAAATAGTATTCCCGATTCAATTTAAAATTATAATAAGTAGAAATACCTATATTAAATGTAAGTTTTCTTGAATCTTCAGAAAGAGTTGTATTTATTGGGTAAGTAGAAATGCCCACCGAAGACCCACCATATCCTCTCTGCACTTTAATTCTAGATGCTTTTGAATCAATTGAAAGAACTCTTACTTTTTCGTTATTAATAATAAAAACATCATTCTCTTTAAGTGGGAAATTTAAATTACCATCTACACTAAAATATGTGACGAATCCAGTAACAGCCCCCGGTTCAACAGGAGCCGATAGTGACAGAGTAGTTTGAACCGGAGTTGCTTTTATTTTTTTGTTGAGTTCAAATTCTGAATTTAGTCTAAAGGGGGTAGTGGTTTCTATATTATGTGGATTTTCAAAAAGGCCGATATGTGAGTTTTTAAATGGAATGATTTCTAGACCAGAAAATGTTGTATGAGAAACACCAATTGAATAAACCCCGACACCTTGAATTTCATTAACTCTCGCAATTGTCCCATCACTTAAAGTAATAGAATCTTCAACTTTATAATTACTTCCAGATTCAACAATTTCAAAACCATCAACAAAAGAAGTTTTGGTTTTTATGATCTCTAGAGATTCTTCTTTTATTTTATTCGGATTTAAGAGGAATTCATATCTACTGGTATCATTTAATAGTTTATATGGGGTGGTATTTCTTAAAATCTTATTTCCCAGATCTTCAAACTTGTCAATTTGTGATGTTTTTTTATTTTTATATGTTGGACCAATAATATAAGGAAACACTGGAGTAAAATAATTAAAAAATGGCCCAGAACTTGCAACAATATTTGAAATGGTGCAGAAGTACGCATAGGTTCCTTGGGGAAATTCTGGAGTAATACAGAATCTTCCATTATTCTCATCGAGGTCTCCACTACCATCAAACAAGTAATCATCCACAAAAAAGCCAATAGGGAAAATAGATAATGGGGGTCTATTTTCTTGACTTAGTTCAGTTGTGGTTTTTATTCTATAGCTAGATTTAAGAGCCCTTACCTGTCCAGAATTTCCATTTGCATAACTATAGGGTCCGTAGATGGGATTTCCATCATAGGCCCAGCCAATAAGGGGGGAATGTGCATTTGAGGCAATTTCTTTCCCCTGAACAACGTTTAAATCTCTGACATTTACATTTCCGACTTTTCTAAGTAGGGATCTTCTTAGTGATCTTGGAGCATAAAGATGGGTATATTCAAGAGAATTCACGTTTCTTGCCAAGAAACCATCATCTTTTGTTATATTTTCACCCGATATTAATTTTTGTACTAGATTGACTCTTCTTGAGGCTATATTTACATTAAACTTTGCATTAAAGCCTTTTGGAATTACAGAAATAATAGTATTATCTGGATTAAGATTTTGTCCACCATTAACAACAATTACTTGAACTAATTTTCCTTCAACAATAACAGGAGTTAAATTGACCCCGGTATCCACCGGACCAACAACTAATTCTGGAATTTGCTGGTATCCACTACCAGAGGAGTTGACAATTACTCTAGAGATAGAACCGTTTACGATAATTGGAGTTACTTGGGCATTTCTTCCTTCTTGTATAATTAAATTGGGCTTTCTTTGATAATTTAAAATATTTGCTGAACCATAATTCTGCCCGCCTTGATCTATTTGGATAGATTGAATTTTACCAGAAAATACCGGCTGAATTTGCCCTCTAAAATCTTGCCCCAAAAAAGTGGAAATACCTATTCTTCCAGAAAGCTCTACTTTAATTTCGGGATAATTTAGATAATGATTTCCAGAAGGTAATGATAAAATATCTACATACTTTTTCTTTTTATAATTGACATCGGCTCTTTCAATTGAAGAGGTATCTGAAAGTCTAATTTGATCGTTATCAATGACAGTAACGTAATATTGAGTAGTCTGGGCAAGACCAACAATTGGTGATCCAGAAGTCTTGTATTCAACAATCTCACCAGAAACATATCCATGATTATTAATAATCAAAGAATCTGATGCAGTATTAATTCCAACAATTTTTACTCTCTTATTTTTATACCCGGAACCAGAATTTGTGACTTCTATTCTTGAAATTTTTTTCTTTGAACTAATCGAAGTCAATGAATGAATTCCGGTCCCAATTCCACTTAAATTAATTGGGGTAGATTGATCAAGAGCAAAGTATAACTGAACTCTTTTTGCATCAAGAGGCTTTACATAGTATTTTGAGTTTGTATCAATACCGACAACATTCTTTTGGTTGTCGGTTCTATAAATAACCTCTTCATTATCTGCAAATTTGTGATCCTCGGTAAATACAATAATGTCATTTATAGTATCAACCGCTGTCTCTGAATTAAATTCAACAGAATGAATAAATGAAACCAATTTTACTGTGGCTTCGGCACCCGCACCATTTCCACCTGTGATTTTAATTTGTGGAACATCAAGATAATCAAACCCTGGATCAATTACATCAATTCTCTCAAGAGAGCCCTCAACCGCAACAGATAATGAGGCCCCAGTGCCAACTGTGTCAACAACATTTATTGTGGGTGGTTGAATTACATTGTAACTATCACCACCATCTAGAACATCAACAGATGTAATAGGTCCATAGAAAGATGAATCTTCTGATTTAAAGTTTGAAATTTCAACCCCATTAATTAGAATACCAACAGTTCCGGATTCAGTAACCTCTTCTTTGTCCTTTAAGATAGGAGATTCTAATTTTTTAATGATATTTTGTGGTCGAAGTGGAAGCCTATTGAAATTTAAGTCATTAAAACCTAGGGGCTCAAGAGAACCATTTGAGATTTGCCCAGAGAAGACAACAAATTCATTAGAAATAATATTTTCTGGGCTTTTTGCTAGTCTTATTGTATCTATAGAAACAACAAAAACAATATAAGAACCATCCGTTGCGATTGAATTTTGGTTTTTAAGAACAACAGATTCCCCTGTAAACAGGCCGTGTGGTCTGGAAAATACTATCTGATTTAGGCCATCATAATCACCAGAAGGAATGGTCAGAGTAAAATCGTTGATTTCAAGAGGAAATCCTAGATATGTTGGGAGAGACGGCGACGAAACATAAACACTCTTATCATAATCAGTGTAAATGTTTTGAACATTTGAATTAAAGATGCTTATATTAGAATATTTTTCAGACTGGACATTTACTTTTGAAATATTCTTTCTTATGGTATAAGATAAAATCTCGTTTAACGGACCAGTACCCGTGATAATTACGATTTTCTCATTTTCTACAAAGTTTATGGTTCCATTATAGTTTGAATCATCAGAGGCGTAGAGAGTAAAGGAATCGCCAATTACGAAATTATGTTCATCAAAAAGAGAAACCCTATAAGAAAAATTAGAAGAATCTTCTATTATAATTGCCTGAACATCATAGGTAACTGAAATATTAAAGAACCAGTTGTTAGCCTTCAGTTCGGAAATGTCTTCGCCTAAAGTCTTGATTTTAATTTTTTCTTTTGGCTTATAATAGAAGGTATTGTCAATATAATCAATATCACCAAGTACCCCATTTACAAACAATTCAACTCTATTTCCATTGTTATCAAATCCATAAATCAAATTATCAATTTTAATTTCTGATTTTTCTGGAATAGTATTTGAAATACCAGAACAATCTAAAAATTGATTTAAAACCTTACTTTGATAAGATACTGTTAAGATTGTTCCATCTTCTAGGTTGATTTTTAACTCACCAGAATCTGGAAACCCAACGGTTGAATCAACATCAATATGGGCTGATCCTGAATTAACTCTAGAAGTGGATAATGTTTTGGGGTGAATACTGAATTCACTTTTTACTGTACCAGATGCATCCACATCTCGATTATAATCAAAATCAAGACTAATAATAAAATATTCTTTATTGTCTCTTATGATCTTGGTGGCCTCAATAACCGTCCCCTGGGCTGGTTCTATGGATGAAGTAGCATCCTGATAAAGAGTGGAATTGATCAGACCATAAGGATCGCCAGAAATAACCTCCACTACGAGGTCCTTGGTGACCCTATACTGGGCATCTGATGGGCGAATTAGAAAATCTCTTGGCTTGATAACATCAACAGGCTTACCATAAAGAGCCCCGAACAACATTCTAAAAGATTCATCAGAACCCTTAGAAGAATAAAAAGACTTGGCATTTTTTGCAAAATTAGATGCATTTAGACCGGAGAAGAATTTTCTATCTTCAAATCCTGGAATAATTTTCTTTTTGGTTTGTATTGCAAATTGCTGAAGATATAGGGCACTCAAATTTAAAACAACAGATTCACTTGAATGTCTCTCACTTTCTGATTCAGAAAATTCTAGGAACTTTCTATCAAGTTTCGTAATTCCACTAAATCCTCTGACACAACCGATAAATTGAGTCTCTGATTTTGATTTATAAAAGATAATTTCATTATTGATTTTAATTAGACCATTATTATCTGGAAATCCTTCTGTGGAATCAACAGTAATTGTGGTATCATTAAAACCGACATTTTGATCTAATATTGCCTCTAATCGAATATTAAAGACTACATCTAGATCAATATTTTTATCTAAATTTTGAATAAGTTCTTCCGATTTGTCGGAAAGATAATATTGACGAAGGAATTCCGAAAATAGAGGATATTCTTCTCTTACAAAAAGTGGTAATTGGGAATCTACAATCGTTGAAACGGGAATTCTCATCGTCTAATAATTTTTTCTTCTAGGTAACTTGATGTAGATATGTAGTTTGATCCTGTGATGTCTGCGCCGGATGAGATATTGTCAACAATCATGTTTACGGTACTATTTGAGGTATCCAATTGTAAATAGAGATCCTGTAATCCAATCACATCATTGGATCTAGGAATTGCCGCAATTTCTATAATATTATCAAAACCAAACTTTTTAACAGTATCTCTAATATTTATTGGGTATAAAATTATTTCTCCTTTGGTGTAATGAATTTCACCTACGTTTCTTCTAACGATATTAATTGATTCATCATCAGAAAGAGTAAACAGATAGAGACTTCCAGAATCATTAGAAGAAGGAAGGTCGGCCAAGTAAACGACTGAATTGATCCCAGGAATATAAAAACCAGAGGATTTTATATTATTTCCATTTTGATTTCTAATATGAAACGCATTTCCATAACAAATTTCATATGTGGCGAATTTATTGACCTCCACTTTCAAGTTTCTTCTAATTTTGATCTTTGTGATGTTAGAAGTAATTGCCTCGGATGATTCATCAATTAAATTAAGAAATTTACTATACTTAAATCTTCCACCATATTTGTTTAATTCGGTTGATTTTGCATAAGACTGAATAATCTCAATCAAATTGGACCTTAGGGCCTCTGGGGAGACCGTAAAATTGGGATTATAGTAAACAGACGTGTCAAATTCGATGTAAAGATACTTAAGATCAATAATTTCAGGAACAATTCCGGCCACTGCATACTTTCTGAGAGCAGCTTTAATGTTGTCTTTTACATTATTTGATAAGAATTCGCCATTTATGGGCTTTATACTGATAAAAACCTTACCAAATTGAGGTGGAGTCAGGTTTTCACCTCCAAAGGCCGAAATTGACTCGACTTCGGGATAAATTTGAGGTACTATGGCCTCATAATCAGCCGCCGTGACAGCCCGATTTTGGGCCGAATAGAGCCTCGGGGCGTATCTTTTGATAGAATCTAGGCTTTCGATGGATTTTCCACCAAATGCAGGGGTGTTGACGGTGATTCTGGAGATGTCATTGATAACAATGCCTCCATTATTATCAAAAATACGACCAGAAAATGAAAAAGACCGAGCACCATTAGCCTCTTCACCTGATGATGTTAGGTAAGTTATGTCAATATAGTTATTATTTTCTAGTTTTTTGCCAAAAATACCATCTCCAAAGAAAATTTCATAATATTCATCCTCAATTTCTTGAATAAAGAACACTTTTGAATCAGATCTGACCTCAAAAATATCCCTACTAAGGTTATACTTAGAAGAAAAGTTTGATTGCTCACTTTCTCTTACAGTAACAGAAATCAAAGAAGTGTCAATTCCAATATTTGAAAGAATAAATCTCCGATTTCCAGAAAAAGTGAAGTTTTCTACAATAAAATTACCTTCATAAACCGTGATATTATCAAAAAAGGCCAGACCATCAACAACCGGAACAGTAATATCATCTAAAATTGAAAAAGTAAAGTTTCTTCCATTAAATTGAGAAGAAGAAACCGCCACGGTTCCTCTTTTAAGAGTCAGAGTTAAAGGATTAGTAGTTAAATTATTGGTATCTACAAAAAATGAAATATTAGCCCGCGCTGCGGTTCTGGATCTTGGAAGATAGCCAATCTCTTTGGCCCTAGAGACGACATTTTCTCTTAGAGTAGCACTATCAAGAAAGACCTCATTTGCAATCGCATTTGCATTATAAGAATTGATGTAGGTATTATAGGCCAGAGTATTGATCAGAATACTAAAATTAGATCCTTCAAAATCATAATCAGTAAATTCTGAACTGGCTCTTAGATAGTCTCTAATAGAAACCTTAATTTGATCAAAATCTAGATTAGTAAACTGAGTAAGAGCCATTATCGTGTTGAAACTAGGGCCAAGGTTAACTGTTGAGGTGGAACATCAATTCCGATGATATCATAGGTCAATCTTACATTAAATGCATTGTTATCAAAATCTGGTGTAATGATTACTTCTCTGACATTTATTCGGGGTTCATTTGTAAGGGCATTTCGTACCTCACTTTCAAGTGCGGTTGAGGTGAAAGAGTCCATATTCTCAAATAGAAGTCTGTTTACAGAACTTCCAATATCGGAATATGGAATCTCACCGATCTGAGTAAAAATTAGATTACGAACGGACCTGGAGATGGCAGTTTCATTTTTAATAGCAATCGCATCTTTATTCAAGGGATTAATTTGAAAGGTTGCACTGATATCTTTAAACTGCCTACTGGTCCGAATTGCCATTTTTATTAGGTATTTAGAGTGAGTGAATCCAGGCCATAATCCCAGGCATCAAAAAGTTCGGTCTCTTTTTGTTCCTCTTCTTTTTTGAATTTTTCATCAGTAACTTCTCTTAGAAGTTTCTTTTTTTCTGGTTTATAATCAGTTACAAGAGAAGTGGTTCCCCACATTTCTTTCATAAATTGTGCATTACGATCAGTCATTGATTTGTCTCCTTAAATTGAGTTTTAAGAGAAACTTTTTGGGTGGTTTCTGAATCACCAGTGGTATTTAGGTCGATACTAAATAGTTTTATGTGTAAGAAATTTTTTAGGATGAAACCCTATCAGCAGTTTATTTTAGAGGTGGCCCCACAGAGAATGAAGAGAGTTATATTTTATCATGGGACTTCTCCAGAGGCTTCAAAAAAAATAGAAAAATCTGGTTTTAATTCTCCTGAAGTTTATGCATCAACAAGCAGTGGAATTGCCCGGTCTTTCGGCAGTAGACACGGAAAGGGTGTAAAAACTCTTAAGTTTAATGTCCCTAAAAAGGCCGTCAAAGAAACTCCACCAGGAAAGGTTGTAAAGACAGATGGCCAAAGAGGAACCACTGTATGGGGAAAAGATGAGTATTCTGTTGCAATGGATAGGGATTATGCTAAAAAGCATATGACAAAAGATTCAGACGGGGTGGTTCATGCTCCTAAAGTTCCAGTAGAATATAGACGCCATTCACCGTTTAAACAAAGAACTAAAATTAGGCCTAAGAAAAAATGAAAACATATTATCAATTCTTAGAAGAGGCCACCAAACGAATTAAGGTCTTAAGAACTAAACATTATACTACACCAGAAAATCAAAAAGAAATTTTACAAAAAGGATTTAAAGATTCTCCATCTTCTGGGACTTATCATCCTCAGGGGAAGTCTGTTGTTTATACTACACCATCATCAAGAGTTGGTAATGATTACGGAACAAGGCCCGTAAATTTAAGAATGGTGAATCCTAAGGTCCATTCTACAAGTTCACCTAAAGAATATAGACAAAATTTAAAATCCTGGATGAGAGGTGCATCAGATGAAGATGTAGTCACTGATAAAAATAGACCACTTGATCCAAGAAAACAGGCAAAATCTGCAATAGATAGAGGCGAAAAAATTGTCAGAGTTCCTGATGCTCATGAAAATCCGATGAGAAAAGTACCAAAGGGATCATACATTATGGTTAATAAAGACGTTGCAAATAAGTCAATAGATAAAAATCCACCGCCAACAATAAGAAAGAAAAAATGAAAACCTATCAGCAGTTTATTTTAGAGGCAAAACAACCCAAACCAGATGCTCTTGAGACGATTGTAAAAAATACCACAAGAGCAACCCCCGACATCAAATTTGTGGCGCATACGACATTTAATAATGATGATATCAGAGTTGACAATATGGAAGTTCCCAAAGACCAAAGAAACAAAAAAAGATTTTATGGAGGAACGGCAGGAGTGGGTTCCGCCCGTTTAAGAGGTGTAACAAAATATGCCGATAGAGTTGGAAAAAGAGTCTCACTCACTCCAGTAGCAAAAAGAGGCTATAAACACAAATTAACAAATTGGTATAACAAATTTGGCTTTAAATCAAACAAGGGAAGAAATAAGGACTTTTCTGTTTCTGATACTATGATTCGCAATCCGAAATCATAATTTCTTTATAATAATCGTCTGACCAATAAGAATAATAATCGGTCTTCTTTAATATTTCCCTAAACTTTCTTAGTTTCTCTTTAGGCTGTCCTAATATTAGATTATACTTTCCATTATTGGTCTGAACTCCGTTAATAAAGGTATCATAAGAGGCGCAATCCTCGAAGAATAGCCAGTTGTTATATTTTTTATTATAGAAGTCAACCCACCAATTAATGGCCTCTAGATCGGTTTCTTCTACAATATAAATTACAACATCAAAATCATTAATCGGATATATTTTATCAATATCAATTTTTAGAATTTCATAATTGGCTTTTTTAGAAAATGGGCATATAGAAAAGCCCCCGAGTTCTGGACGAATCTCGGAGACGTTTTTTATCCATTCTTTTATATCAGCCCTTTCCTTGTCCCCTATATTTTTTAGAGGCTCCGTTTCTACTTGATGCGGCGTATTTGGTGTTTCGTCCATTACCCTGACGGCTTTTTTTCTCGACTGGTTGAATTTCTTGTTTCTTGGTGTTTTTCATTTAGACCTCCTCAATTTCAATGTCTTCTTCGTTTACTTTATCGTCCATGGCCAATTCTAAAAGAATTTTAGTGATCTCCTCGTCAGAGATGTTTTTATAGATTGGTCTTCCTTTATATAGGATGTTTATCATAGTTTGGTGATTTTTACAATGTCCTTATGAGCCCGTTGCTTGTTATTTATGACCGCATAACAGCCAGCAGAACTGTAATTATTCTCCCTACAGAACTTAATGAGATTTTCAATAATTTCAACTTTTCCACTCTTATAGGTAATTTTATAGGTACTACATACAAATAAACCATCCTCTGCGGCTTTTTTAGTATTGCCTGAGAGAGTCATCCATTGAAGATTGGATGGATGATTATTCTGTTTATTGTTGTCTATGTGATCAACAGTATCAAATTCATCGGGATTTGAATTTTCAACAAGTTGTTTTGCAACGAGTCTGTGAACCTTTTGGATGATCTTCTTCTCACCAGGAAGTTTCATGTTTAATTGATAATAGCCAGTCTTATGAACATGTTGAGATGTTTCTCTAACAAAGTTCTCTGATAGAACCATTTCGTTTTTAACCGGTTTCCATTTACTAAAGATTCTTACTTGTTCTGAGGGATCATCTTTTTTATAAACAATATAATACCCAGGCCAATCATCTAGTTCAACAGTATCATAACCAGAAAGATCAATTTTTAATTCTTCTTTTTTCCTAGAACGGCCCTTTAGATTCCTTTCAATTTCATTAAAGGCAATAATTCCATTATATTCTAGAATTTCTCCTTTACGAAGTTTATATATGGACTCCTCTGAAAGGTTGTTCTTTTCTAGAAACTCAAGAAATCCTGTTACAATTTCTTTACGTCCATCTAGGTAAACGACTTCAAATTGTTTCGTTTTTCCCTTGGCCCGATTAATGTTTACGGCAAAGAGTTTATATTCACTGTCTGAAACCCATTTTAGGTTCGTTGGATGGCAATTATAAATGTTGTTGTCTTTATGAATGACTCTATTATAATTTCTTGGATTATCAATCAGGTAGGATGCAACAAGAGTATCTAAGTAGACTCTCACCTTTTTACCCATGGTTGCGATAGTGACGTATAGTCGGTCCCTATTGTCTGCGGATTTTAAGGGTCTTGAGTACGTTAAATCGATGACCGCAGGAGTCTGTCCGGTCTTTCTCCAGTTACTATGAATTGTTACAGGAACAGATGGATCATTCTCGTCATATGAGAAGTAGTAGCCATCGTGTTCTTTTATGCGAATTTTGTTCATTATAAATATGGTGTAGTTTTATTGTCCCAATGAATAGCGGGGCTTGGCCATTATAAGCACAAGCCCCGCTATCTGTCAAGTACCGATAGTAATCCCCTTAAAAATTCTGTCAGTTGTCAGTTTTTATAAGAAAGAAATTTACTAAATAGTTAGAGGTTAGAGCACACGGATTTTTTCGTGTCCTACTCTGATTCTTGGATCGACTAAAACATCGATCCCTAATTTTTTAGCATCGAGCATAGCGCCAACGTCCTCGCCTGTGTAGTCTTGTACGCCATTCTCAAACTTCTGAAGTTTTGGACCCCACCAAGGATATTCCATATTCTCAAAAACACCCTTGGATACCATCATCCAACCACCACCGACATAATCAACAGAAAAAGGCTTCTTTCTCTTAGAAATACTTTCGGCGGTCTCATGATTCATAATACCCCCATTCTTCATAAAATCATCGGCCTCTAGCCAATGAGCAACAGAAGTAGTAAAACCGTTCTCGGTCATATAATAACCACTGACAATTGGATTGACATTCACCATAAGACGCCGAACCCGCTCTTTTCGTACATTAAAATCTGACTTGTGCATAGATTCAAGTTCCTCATCAGAAACTTCCCATAGAGGATATTCTTCCTTATCAAATTCTTTTTCAGAAGGAACGTCCTTTACTGCAAGATCACACAATTGCCAGAATTTTTCAGAATTAAAAACAATGTCATTATCGATCCATAATTGCCAATCATATTCTAGTTTTCCTTGCCAGGGTTCTTGCCAGGGACCACTTGTGACATTCGCGCCAAGAACCTTACATCTTGCAAAGTTCACCATGGAAGAATAATCCTGAGAAATTTGAATTCCCATTCCATTGTTCACTAGATCAAAACATAGTTGAACAAAACTTTTTAGAAATGCATAAGAACAAGATCTTCCAGGAAGACAGAAAACGATTTTCTTACCCCTCATCTTGGCTTTTACTTTATTATAATATTCATTAAGTTGTTGCTGGTATTGTTGTAGTTCTGGTAAGAGCGACTCTTGTTTAGACGAATTTTTTTGAATTTCTTCAGAAAGTCTTTTGATATGATTTTCTAGATCCTGAAAATCAAGATTATCTGATGTATTTTTTGATTTAACTGTGAAACCTCGTGGCATTTTAATATTCTCCTAATAATTAAGTTAAATTCGCGTCATTTTTATGAGCCGACTATTTATGACGATTTTTACCCGGCGGAAATTTTTTGGTTTATGGGAAACAAAAAGTGAATTTTGATTTGACCTTTTTATGTAATTTTACCCGGCCGGGATTTTTTTATAAGACGTAAATTGGTTCGGGTTTTTGGTGGAAAATGGGGGTTTTATGTAATTATGGGATAATGGGGGTGGATTTGGGGTTTTATTTTAAAAGGGTTTGATTTTTTATGGTTAGGCCCAGGCCGCGATCATACCACACCCCGCCCATACTGTCAACTGCTCGTAATAAACTGTAATAATATCACGAACCCACGAAGATTAGGGGTGAGTTCGTGATACTAACTGTGTCAGACTCGATGACGCAAACCAGCAGGCAATTGTCGGTTCCTACGTGTTAGCTCCATCCCATAAGTACAGGCCTGGTCGATGTAGTAACCTTCCCTTACATCATTCCATCCCTTCATATTGCGGGCCGCAGATTGACAGTCTTTGATAACATGAACCAGACTGTAACAATCTAACACTTTAGCATGATCTTCCCACCGTTGGAAGTCTGCTGGAGTGGCGTATTCTGTGGCCATTGTTAACACTGGGAGATAGGAGGTTTGAGAGAATTAGGGGAGAGACTGTGCCCTCCCCTGATGTACCTAACTCAGATAATTTCGCTCACGATCTCATCACCGCCGAGAGTATAAGGTTCGCCGTCGATATAATCAACCGGCTGAAATGATGGGCATACGCTCCACGTTTCCGTCTCGATAAAGTGGTTCAGAGCAAATTGGGCAAACAATTTTGCGCCACTGTTTTTATAAAACTGCCCCATACAATAATGCAACTTATTGGTATCAATCCGGTTAGGATAAACCATAACAACCTCACAGAAAAGCAAGCCCTGTTGCCTACCCTCACCGATGCGGAATGAGACCGCAAAATTATAATCATCGACAGTGCTAAAATGTACACAATCGGTGTAGATTCCACCGATGTCATCATCAGCAGGCGGCCACGTAGAGTAGGCTTCCCAGTTGAGAGTGTAACGGTTGAGAGTGGCGGTTGTCATCGGATCGGCTCCGTTTGTTTGACCCTTTAATAATCCCACGTTTCGGCTCGCCGTTCTGTATCAACCGCTACCGTTTCCAGGATTCGACTGATAAGATACGCTGATGGCCGTTTGGTATCAGCCGATACAGTGGCCTGGCCTGATCCGTCCTAGTATTGTTTCAACAAAATAAAAAGAGCGGGGGCGCCGCAATGATATAAAACAAGACACTTAATCTGCCATAAAATAATAAAGTATAAAGAACAAATAAAGACCCCAGAGTATAAAGAACTCTAGGGCCACTGATTGTTATTAACTCATGCGGGCAAACTATAAGCAATCATCTCATTTGTGCCCTTGGGCTGTAAACGAATCACCCCATCTTTGACAGTTCGATTACATTTAACATTGGTAAGTTGAGTCAGTTCCCGCACTTTACGGGCAATACTCTGGTGGTTTTTAGTAGTCGTAGTGAACGAATATCCCCACACGGGCTGTAGTCCGGCTGGGGTAATCTCGGCCACGTCTATTTTAATGCGGAACATTTCACCTTTGGCAATGAGAACATTCTCATAATACTC